CAAGTTCGGGTAGGCTGCAATAAGGCATGAAAGCCATACCAGGACCACGACCTTGTACGGAGTCAAGCATGATCTGATACTTGAGGTTCGACGTAAAGATGTGTTTCTGTTCTGGACGTAGTTTTTGGTAGTCTGCACGATCATTTTGTAGTGAAACTTCTTCTGGTCTCCAAAAATAACCCAACTGTCGTTGAGTTAGTTTATCAAATACAGGATATTTAAACTCATCATATCTCTGGACTCCCAAAGGAGCACCAAAGAACATAGTTTGCTTTGATGTATCTACCTGGTTGGTATTAAAGACAGTCATGCCTTCAATTTTTGATTGCTTGTTTTCGTTGACTCTAAATTGTGCAGCTGTCACAGGGTTCTTCCTCGGCGTTGGTGATGTTGGATAGTAATTGGTCTAGATTTTGTGGTGCATCTTCTTCTTCATCATCTTTGCTATCATATGTATTCTGATAATATGATGTCTTCCAACCAAGTTTGTATGTAGTAAGAAGATCGTTTGCCATCTCAGATACAGGAACCTCATTGTTAGGATAATTTTCTGGATTATAACTCCAGTTACCTGAGATTGCCTGGTCAAAGAACTTTTGCATGATAGAAACAATATTGATGTATCCAGTATTGTTTTTCATTTCCCATAGCAATGTATAGTTGTTTTTCAAAGTTGAAAAAGACGGTACAATTTGCTTAAGAGGTCCTTTCTTTGACTTTTTAGTGGACAGATAGGCACGTGGGGGTTCGATTCCATTAGTTTCGTTTGACACAATGGAACTGCTCTCGCTAGGCATCTGTGCGGACAGTGTGCTGTGTCGTAACCCGTGGTTGGCGATAGATACTCTAAGACTTTCCCAATCATAGTTCAAGTCTGCGTTGTGGATTTGATCAACTTCACGCTTGTAAGTGTCGATTGGGAGTAGACCGTCTGCATACTTGGTGCGATTGAAATATCCACACTTCCCTTTTTCTTTTGCCAATTCGTTGCTGGCTCTGAGTAGATAGTATTGGAAAGATTCAGTAAGTTCATGGACAAGTCTCCATGCTCCTGGGTCATCATAGTGTTCTCCTTGTTTTGCTAGGTAGTGTGCTAGTCCGATGTAACCAACTCCAAGTGAACGTCGATTTTTTGTACTAACTTCTGCTGCTTTAATAGGATAGTTTTGATAATCAATCAATTCTTCAAGACCACGAACTGCCAAGTCACATAGTTCTTCCATCTCATCTAGTTTATTGATTTTACCTACATTAATAGCAGACAAAATACAAAGTGCAATTTCTCCATCACCATCAATATGCTCTAGAGGATCAGTTGGTAGAGTAATTTCCTGACATAGGTTACTCATGTTCACTTTGTCTTTAAAAGACGAATGAGAATTGCAATGATCGATGTTCATGATATAAACACGACCTGTTTCTGCTCTCTCTTTCAGTAACGAAAGAACCAGATCTTGTGCTCCGACAGTTTTTCTTGGAATAGACTGATCTGATTCATAGTCCACATAGCGAGCGTCAAATGAATCAGTACCAAAAGCGTCATACAAACCTGGTACGTCATGCGGTGAGAATAGGCTAATTTCTCCATTCTTGATGAAACGTTCATAGAATAACTTAGATATTTGAATAGAATAATCTAGTTTACGAACTCGGTTGTCCTCTGTTCCTTTATTATTTTTAAGAACTAGGATGTCTTCGATTTCTTGGTGCCAGATTGGGAAGTGTACTGTAGCTGATCCACCGCGAATGCCATTTTGAGTACAACATCTGACAGTGCTTTCAAATTTTTTGAGGAATGGAATAACACCTGTGTGCTGTACTTCTCCGCCTCGGATCTTAGAATTGATCCCACGGATTCTGCCTGCGTTGATACCGATTCCTGCACGTTGAGCAACATACTTGCCAATCGCCATGTCACTAGAAAAGATGCTATCGAGGGTGTCATTAGCATCAATAAGAACACAGCTAGCAAACTGTCGAAGTGGAGTTCGCACCCCTCCCATGATAGGTGTGGGAATGTTGATTTTGTGTTTGCTGATTGCGTTGTAGTATCGTCTGACATATTCTAATCTAGTAGCAAGTGGGTAGTCCGCAAACAAGGTCATCGCAATGAACATGTACATGTACTGAGGAGTTTCGTAAATCTCATTAGTACTGCGATCTTGTACCAAATATTTATCTACAACTTGTCTTAGACCAGCATAGGTAAACAGAAAATCACGACCATGATCAATCCAGTTATTAATACTTACCCAATCTTCATCACTATACTTGTCCAGAATTTCTTCGTCATAGACTTTATTGATAGTTACATTGTACAAAGCAACATCGTATGCACTAGGCATACCATCTTTCCATACATTCTTATTGAATACTGACTTACGAAGACTGAACAGAAGCAAACGAGCAGCAACGTATTGGTAGTTAGGAGCATCCAAACTAATCAAATCAGAAGCAGAACGAATTAGAATTTCCTGAATTTGATCTGTAGTAATTCCATCATGGAATTGGATACCTGAACTCATTTCAACTTGGGAAGCAGAGACGCCTGAGAGACCCTCACACGCTTCCTCTACCATCTTATGCATCTTATCCAAGTCAAGATGTTCAATCGAATTGTCACGCTTGACTACGTTGATACCATTGCTCATACTTTTTTCCATTCGTTCAGTTTAAGGGTTGCTTTGAGTCCCTGGTAAGTGTTACATTCTACCAGGTTTTGGACATTATGTCCACTAAGAACCATATCGTTTAGGTCCTTTTCTTTAATTTCTTTAGGAAAGATGACTACCTGGTTTCCTTTGTTGATAGTTTTCTGAATTCTATCAACAATCTGTCTGTTTCTTGGTTCGTTGTCGAAGACGAATATAAATTTATAATCGAAAGTGCTAAGGTCAACATCGCTACCACACATAGCAATAGCATTGGTAATGAAATGACTGTCGAAGGGTCCTTCTGTGACATAAACAGGTAGCGTTGGGTCAACTCTATCTAAACCATATACTTTAGGTTTAGAATCATCTAACATAATAGTAATATATCTGATCTTTGCTTTAGGGGCAAGAGATCTCCCTTGGAATCCAAACATGATTCCATCGGTGTCCTTTAATGGTATTATAATACGTGGACTATCTTGTCGTAAAGTGTCAAACGTTTTCTTTTTTTTATTTGTCCAATCTTTAAATTTGGGGCAGTAGTAAAAACTGCTTAAGTCTTCAATTTTTCTATTTTCTAAGTAATGCCTTGCTGGATGTTCTTTATTTAGCGTCGAGATAGGTTCAAGATCTACTGCTTTTGAGGTTTTAAATACAGGTGGTTTAAAACCAAAGTCTGGATTCTTAGTCTGACTACCTTTACCAGTAAGACCCTCACGATATCTTTCCATCACATACTGATCATGCAATAAAAGATTCTGATCTTTTAAAAAATTGGTGAACGTTCTACCGATCCCACAGTTATGACACTTGTACACAAAGTCGTTCTTTATCTTAAAGAAATACCCACGACATTTGTTAGTATGTTTTTTTGAGTCACCACAATATGGACATCGAAAGTTATATGTTTTATCATTCTTTCGAGAAAATTTATTTAGTTGCGGTGATACTAGTTGAATGTACTTAGTATCAAGATAACTCACTGTGCATCGGTCTCACTGCATCCACTTTAGCAGAAGCAGACGAATCCGTCAAGACCTTTATGATAGGTGGTGCCAGTTGTAACACTGCCACAAGCGTGGTCAGAACAGCAGTGACGCCTACAACAAATTTAGCGTTTTGATCTACCTTTTTCTGAATCTTACTGATCTTAGTCTCGATTACTTCGTCATCCTTTTCACTTTGTTCTTTTAATTCTTCAATCATTTTAATGATTAATGTATCTGCGCGAGCAGATTCATCTAATCGATTCTCATGGCGTTCGAGAATGATAGCAATTTTATTACTATTATCAGAAATAGTTCCTACTGCTCTCTCAAGTTTGTCGAGCATTTCTTTTGACAGATCTTCATAAATCGATAGTTTCGATTCGAGTACTGCCAATTTACCAAGACCGAATGCCATATACTTTATTGCTATACGTTTTTGATTGCGAAATCAAGTGCTGATTGGAATGAAGCTGCATCCTTATTCAGCATGTAACGATATTGTGTCTGCTTAGGTGCATCCAACTGAGCATATGCTGCAGCAATTCTTTTAGCAGAAAAATTATCTAGGTTTTGTTGTGTTCCATTAGAGAAAGTAATCTTAGCAAAGGAAGTTTCTCCCTGAGGATTTAGTTCCTGCGTTGCAACTTCAAGTGCAACGTCTAGTGCATCACTATTTTCACGAATCATTTCAGTTTCCAATTCAGTTTGTTCTTTTTTAAGTTTCTTTGTTTGATCACTTGCTTTCTTTTTAAAATCAGAAAGACGTGCCTTCATTAAGGTATCCATTTCCTTAGTTTTGCTCTGCATTTTTTTCTTCGCTTCTTCGCGTTTCTTTTGCAGATCCTTTGAGCGATTCAGTTTCTTTCCTTGCTGAATCTGTTTCTGTGCTCTCTCAGTTTCTGAGGGGGCAGCTTCAGAAATATTTGTTTCTAGTTCTTCTTTCATTTTATTCTTATTTGTGATACGAGAGAGCATCTGTTTTGCGCCACTAGTGCGTCCGTCTATTTTATCAGTTTTCTTCTTAGTCTTTCTACTCTTTGTATTAACAAAGACAAAAGCAGGAGGCATAGAAAGACCTGAACCGTCTCCCGCCATCATTTCTTTTAGATTAGATTTAGCTGCTTCAGACATTCTTGATTTACGTCCTTATTTAAAGTAAGTGGAAGTCTATCTAAAAAAAGCATGAATGCTTTTAAGTAAGACCAGTGTGTTGCTTCAGTTTTATAGAACAGCAATGGAGTTGCTGCATCACCAAATACATTATACATTACTATTATATGGTTGAGAATCAGGTGAGTTTTGAGCTCACCTGTTGTCTCAAATCTTTTAAGTAATCTTTTTATATATCTGATTCTATTTAGATCTTCCTCAAAGTCAGCGTATGTAACAGACTGAGGGTTATCATAATGTTTAATAGCAAAGAACAACCAATTTTCTGGCGTCAATTCATCGAAGATCATTCCTTATCAGGCAGTAGTTACAACAGCAACAGCAGAGATTTTCTCTGTAGCACCGTTAGTAGAGTTGATCTTGACACGGTAGGAACCAGCGTCAGTAGCAGCATAGGTAGCAACATCAAACGTTGTATTGGTAGCACCAGAAACGTTTGCCCATTTCTTACCAGACTTCTTCTGCCACTGATAGGTGAGCACAGAGGCATCAGCAGGAGGAGTAGCGGTAGCGGCAAGAACAAGTTGTAGAGCAGCACCAACAGCAACAGCAGTATCTGCTGGTTGTGTCTGGATGTCAATCAATACACTTACGTCTGCTGCTGCAGCATCATCTGCCTGAGTCTCGTTAGCATTAAGATCAGGACCAGCAATGGTTACCAGCATCTCTGCCTTATGACGGGTGTTACCTTCACAATCAGTGAAAGTATAGTAGGACCACCAACCAGGAGCATTCAGACCACGTGCTTTGTTCTCAGCAAGTGCTGCTTCGGTGTCGTCAATAAAAATTGTTTGCTTTGCTTGTGCGGATGCAGCAACTCCAATGCCTGCTTTGGCTTTGTTAGCGTTGCTGTCCGTTCTTCCGTAAAGGGACATTGGATCTCCAGTAGATTACTTTTCTATATTGTATTTATAAAAATAGGGACCGTAAAGGTCCCTACTCAATTCACTATTCGGATGCTTCTCTGGTGAGAATTGCTTTGGTTACAACTTCGAGAAGTTGATCATCCATATCAGTTTTAGTTAACTTAACTGCCTTAGCAAGAATAGCAAGACAGATCTCAACAAGTTTCTCACCCAGTTCTTCATTTTCTGGAATTTTATTAACAGCATCGGAAATAATTTTAGATGCAAATGGTAGTAAAAATGAAAGCATTATCTTATAGCAAGGACTATTTTATTTATCCTTCTTTGTTTTTTTGCCAGGTTTTGCTGGTTTGGGTTCAGGTTCGCCGTCATCAATTTCAGGCATAACTTCAACCACTGGCTTCTTTACTTTTTTTCAGCTTCCTCCTTCATCTTCTTTTTAGTTCCAATGATCTTAGAAACTTTTTTGCGACGTGCAAGCAGATACTTATCAGACTTATCGTGGTCACCGTCGTTATCGATGTCCTTGTCTTCCTTACCTACTGCATCAAGTTTCTTTTTCTCAGTAATTTCAGAACCAGTGGGTTCGTAACCTGCTTTAACACAGTTGTTAACTTCCTTGCCACCCTTCTTCTTGGTGCCCTGTTTCTTATACCCTTTCCAGCATGAGGTATTACCATTATCATCTTTACCATCCATCTTGACTTCAAAGATGTATGTTTCTCCATCCAGTTCAAAAGAAACTGACTCTTTCTTCACGTATTGCTTTTCTTCTTTCTTGCACTTGGAGCAACCTTTACCACCACAGTTAGAACAATCTCCACAGGATTCTGCAGCAACTACTTTAGTAGTATCCCTGATTTGTGCTCCCAAAGAATACTTCATACCTTGACCTGTACGCACATTAGGAGCAGGATCAGGTGCGCCAGCGTTTACTTTAATATCTTTAGCACCTTCATCACCCTTTTCTTCCTTATCGGAAAGATCAGGAATTGATGTAGAGGCATCTGCGCCACCTGCACGTGTAGGTTGTTCTTCACCTTGCTTCTGCTCAGCAGGAATACTATCTTCATGAAGATGCCACCCAAATCCAGCACCATTTACCCACTTACCGTAGGATTCGATTAGCGCCTTAGAGAAGTCATCATCATGTTGAACGCTTGTCGTTGGTTTTTGTCTTTCCATTATTTGTAAAGATACTACTTTTCCTTTCTTTATTTATGGAATCAATTGCCGCAACTTCTCTCAGGTCTTTTACCCACGCACGAAACATTTCTCCAGACTCAGTTACACAGATAGCATAGTTAACACCTGCTCTGTATATTTTGCCTTTATCACCTGTCACTGCTGACATTACAACATCACCTTCCCTAAGTGATTTTTTCTGACGAAAACTTTCTTGCGTTGCTCTCTTCTTCAGATCTTTAAAATTTTTCATTTAAAGTTTGCGGGTAGATTTGATCTAATCTCATTCATCATAGTCTCACAGTCTTTATCATTTAATGCTTTAGGAATACCAGAACGAAATGTTTTAAAGTCGTTAGCATGTGCTGCACGTCTCATTTTAGTTCCAGAAATAGCAAAGGTATCTCCATCAGCATCTCTACTACCTGAAGATTGTATCTCAATTTTTCTAAACGAAAAATCTTTGCCATTATATTTATGGAGGAACTGCATGGCGCTTACCCTATCAGATCCCACTAGAAATATAACCTCATTATATCCTGCCATCATCAAGTCTTGCATGATAGCAACAGGATCTTTTGGTCCTGACATTATTTTACCACGATGTTCTGGAAACATCTTATTCATGTAATGTAGTTTACGATCAGGTGGTAGTGGGTTCTTTCCTTTAGTGTCAAATGTCTGTGAGATATAGATCCTATAGTCATGACCACCTGCGATGCGTTTCACCCCATCGAAATTTTCTTTATGACCTGTAGTAGGTGGTTGAAACCTACCAAAAGTAAAGTAGCATTTGATGCAATTTAACGCCATTTTTTCTGGAGGGTGAAGTTGTTGTAAGCAAACTCAAGACGATTAACAAATTTGATCATACTACCATCTTTATGTAGAACATAACCTTCGGGAGTTGTGACCTTATATCCTTTGTCAGTCTCCACAAAAGTTCTGAATGTTTCAAGGTGATCTAACTTATCTATAACCATTTGCTTGACAGTTTGTATCTCTTTATATAAGGCAAGCATTGCCTTAAACTTATACACATTATCAATCAAATAGTTCTCACTTTGATATACTAAGTTTGCTTTCTTCACTCTGTTGGCAGGTGTCTTTATTTTTTCCAACTCTTTCTGCATCTTAGCATCATAGAAGTTTACCAGAGCATGGATAGTCTCATCAATGTTTCCAACGTTCCGACGTTCTCTAATCTCAGCATTAAAAAACTGTTTAATATATGATGAAATGTGAAACTTTTTATCCCCTGTGTTGCCAAAGTTTTCTACAAGGTCATCTAAGAATGGTCCACATACCTGACACATACGTTCGATCTTGGTGACGTGATTGTCAAACTTCTGCATCTCTGCTTTAGAAAATCCAACTCTATGCATTGGGGTATCATTTTTAATCACCAATGCATTTCTAGATCCTGTTATATCAGCACCAGCTCTTGCTTGCATGGTAGGTAGATCATCTCCAGTATAGTGAGTATGAAATACTACACCAATTTTTGCAGTACCTGCTGCCTTACCAATAGGATGATCTACTGGGATAGCATAGGTAATAGTGTTAGGTCTGAATGTATACAGTCTCTCACCGTTAACAGTCTCTGCTTTTAATGTACTGTCAGTAAACATGAGGTCACCCTGGATGACTCCCTTGATACCCAGTTCACTGAAGTATCGTAGAGCAAACTTAAGTTTCTCTGCTAGATCTCCATCATATAATTTATCAATTGCTTTTTCACTATAGCATATCTTAGGTTCTACCTTATTGAAGACAGACTTTGTGCCGACAAAGAACCTACCAGATGCAGGATGTTCGCCACAGATAACAGAAGGAGCACCATCCCACTTAGTCTGCATGAAACCACTACTTTCTTGGTGCCCCAACATGTTACGAAGTTCTTTGAGGAATGATACTGCTGCCTTGCATCCTTCGATGCCATAGTTCAGCATCTCATCCTCTAAATGCTCCAAATGCTTTAGTTGTTTTACGTTTGACATTAGGAATACTTGAAGTAAATTGATGAATGATCTGATGCTGATCCAGCAAAAAGATATAATTCTTTCACTGCCTTATCTGCTTCACCATTCAGGTCTTTCAAAAATTTTAAGAAGCGAAGTCCTGATAGTTTACTGTATCTCCACGATTGACGCTTACCCTCAATCTCACCCATCATCTGATCTTTGTCTGTCTTGTCGAATCCTTTTGCGCTGAATTCTTTAAGTAAATTATATATTTCTTTTGATATTTTATCTGATTGAGTGTGCTTTGGATCACTCTCTACCCACGTTGGTTCTTGTGGGATGTGAGAGAATCCAGTCTTCTGTAAGATAAATCTAGCAACACTACCCTGGACTTTACCCATGGCAGCATACTCACCTTTAAGTTCTAACTTCCAGTCGCCAGTAGTATCACCACCAAAGTTTCTTAGTTGAATTCTGTCGTGGGGTTTAGGTCCGTAGTAGATGTAAACATCCATGGGATATCTTTTATCTATTTCCGAACCTGTATAGTTTCTACCACTATCGTAAACCAACTCACCTATTGATTTATTTTTATCAAAGGCAACTTCAAGTTGTGCTTTACGTTGTGCTGGTGTCTCACCATTAATAACTTTTACTGTGCCAGTGGCACCTGTCTTTTTCAAAGACACTCCCATCAAATCTTTAGATACAAATAGTTCTGCTAGTTTGGTATTCAATACTTCAATAGAAGTTGCTGACACCTTCTTTGTGAATGGGGTTAGTTCAGCAATTACCGCTGCTTTGCTAGATCTTTTAACCATCCATATGTCTGATGGATTCCATTTATCTTCGTTCTGTAGATTTGATTCCAAAGATGTTTTACATTTGGCAAATGCTTTTTTAATTACACCATCATCAATTTCTTTATCACCACGAACAAATAAGTAATCACCTCCACTTACTTTCGCATGAAGTTTGTTGGCACCATCCATAAAGACCTGCTGCCAATCAGGATCAAACCCCATCATTTCTTCCATGGTAGCATCTGGAGTATCAATATACTGAGATGCTTTAGCAAGATCATCCTCAGTAATCATCATACCAGGTTCCATATCTGTATTGAAGACATGGAAACGAAGTGCATTGTATAGACAAGCAGCACTCTCTTGTATCTTAGTCTTTGCTGCGCCACCGCCTGACCCTGCAGACTTGGATGGTTTGAATTCAACGCGAATTACTTTTACTTTATTATTTTCTGACCCTACCTGTATGTCTAGCGATGGAATCTCAGAACCTTTCTTCTTTAAGATCTCTACGATATGTCCTTCGGACTCCATTGCTGCCTTTACATTGGTAGTGGCAGTTCTTCTTTTTGCTTCAGGCACATACACTTTCATGTAGACCTGAACTTTTTTCTTCGGATCGGTTTCTGCTTTCTTGATATCAAAAACCAAGTAACTATAATCTTCTGTGGCAAGAGACTTATAAACTAGGTCTTCCCATGCGTCTCTTACTGCTGATGGTATTGTTATCATGAAAAAAACCTCCGCCTAACTATTTAGTGTTCCAGTCGAGACTAATGTCTCTTTGGATTGTTTTGGGTCCAGGGAAGAAAGCGAAACTGACACTGATTCTGTCTGTGAGTGGTTGTGCATGATGAATTTGTCCTTTCGGAACTATCATAGCATCTCCTGGACTCATGACAACAGATATTGCAGGGCGTTCTGCAATGTTAGGAAACGTAGATGGCACAGGGTTCATCTGATTCCATACGTTCCAAGCACACTGACCTTTGCACTGCACGACTAGGTTGATACTACTGTCACAGTGTGGCATGAAGGACGAACTGTTTTTCTTACCATGATATATGTGTGCATCACATGAGACATGGTTTGCTTCTTCGATTGCCTGCACCATGTCTCTAACCTTAAAATTGATATAAGGTGTTTGCAAAATAAAAGACGCTCCGATGTTCCATAGATTCTCTATGACATCTGCGTCATAGGTTCCTCTCCATGGTCCATCGTGCGTCTCATAAGGTAATTTCTGTCCAGTATCTGGATGAATTAATTCTAATTCTTTCTTGATGTACTTATGTTCATTCAGATAGTTTTCGATGTCTTCTATACTAACAAGATCAGGTTCAAATGCTCCAGCAATATATTGAGCAGGTTTACGTATCAATCCGTTATAATCAAATGCCATCTAAAAAATCTTTCTCACGTTGATAAGGTTTTGTTTTACCTGTCCATAAATTATATCCTTCCTTGACTTCTGGCAAGAGCCACTGGTCCACACGAACACAATGCTCCCAGTTGACAGGGTGAGCACAACTCACCACTACAACAGAAAAGAATGCTCGTAGGTGGATCCAGAGACTAAACATTATCTGTCGCCTGCTGCGCGATTTTCTGATTTAAATACATCAAACTCACCACCTGGATAACGCTTCTTGAGTTTGTTGACATTAGTTCCGATCAACTCATCGAAGGATATATCAAGTGCCATTGTAGCTTGAGCAACGTACCACATAATATCACCCAACTCAATGATAAGATGCTCACGATTATCTTCGTTCCACGGTTTTCCTTGGAACACCATCTTCTTAATGATTTCAAGAAACTCACCACCCTCAGCATTAATTCCAACACCAGCAGTAAGCAGTCTCTCAATATTGGCACCTTGTCGATCCAGATCACCAATACGGTCAGCGAAATCAACAAAGTTTGTAGAACAATCTGAAGTGACTTCTGCCACAAATTCTTGATAACGTTCAAAATTAACCTTAGACATGTTTAGATAATAAATTGATTGAATTTGTCCAGACGATTCTGGCGTTTTGATACATCTTCCAATGCATCCATAGTGTCCTCAGACACTGTAACATCTTGGATGGAATCATCCTCAACATTATACAGCTTCATCTTGGATCTGTCAATACCAACGGTAAATCTGCGATTAGATGCAGCATCGTTGTATCTGTTCTTTAGTTGCTTTACCATAATGCGACCTGACTGTTCTAATTCTTCTGTAGAAATTAGAGCAAACATAAGGTCAGCAGTAGCAGGCAAACCAAAGGATTCAGATGTATCAGTAAGTTCTACATCTGTTGATCCATAACCAGAACGAGTAGTCTGAGTAGCAGATACAATTGGAACATCATGCTCACATGCTAGACCACGGAGCTCTTCAGCAATCGATTTTACATATGTATATGAGTTTACAATATGTCCTTTATATCGTGAGGATGCACAGATATTCAAGTAATCAATATAGATGATGTCTGGTTTGAATGCTTTCTTCAATGAAAGTTCATTGAGCAAAGACTTGAAGTGTCCAGCATGGGCAGATGCTGTAGGGTATTCTTTAATAATAAGTTTACCCTGTGTCTTGCGAGCAATCTCAGCAACTCTAGATGTAAAAATTTGCTCAGGGAGAGTAGCAATATCACGGATGTTAACGTTTAACAGATTAGCATCAATTCTTTCTGCAATCTTTTCTTCTGCCATCTCAGCAGTAATGTATAAAACATTCTTTCCTTCCTGCAATGCTGCCGCAGCACAGTGACACATAAACAATGACTTACCAACACCAGTACCTGCGAGGGCAATGTTCAGACTCTTGCGAGAGAGACCACCCTTAGTAATCATGTTGAATTTATCTAGATCGAATGGAACTTTTTCTTCTTCACAATGATAGAATTCATATCGTTCATTTACATTTTCTAGGTAGTCGTGACCGATGTGTTCATCAAAAGAAACTGCAAGTGCTTCTTGTAGAATACCTGGAATCGCATCTGGCGATAGTTCCTTATCACCACCATCTGCAATTTTGATAGAGTGTAGTAGGGCATTATAGATTGCTCGCTGTTGACACCATGTTTCTGATGCGTCAACGAGCCAATCAATGTCAACCCATTCGTCTGAGAATTGTTTAATCTGCTTAACAGATTCTTGATAAATTTCTTCAGTGAGATCACTACGTCCCTGCAGTTGTATAATTAAAACTTCTGCTGTAGGCATCTTATCATACTTAACAGAGAAGTCCTCAATTTCTTCATAGACTACTCTTTCAGAAATACTTTCAAAGTATTCTGGTTTGAGAAAAGGAACTACCTTGCGATAGAAATCTTCACTCGCGAGAAGATTTCGCAAAATAGTAGTTTCAATTTTCTCACTCATCTTCTACTCCATATAAAAATTCTTTATTTGCTTGGGAATCTAACTTCTCCAATACTTCTTGAGTAAAGTATTCCCCTGGTTCTTTGAGAATTGCTTTTGCATAGACTTTTTTGCCATTGATTTCGTAGCGACCAGCAACGTTTTTCCACATCCCTGCTCGCTCTCCCAACTCTAGCATACCATAGTATTTGTCTAGACCGCGTTGGTCAAAAAACAATCTGGTCTCAACCTTAGATCCTTCCTTGGTCAGACGAGACTTCTTAGCCTCGCATTTGATAATGTTTCCGATGAGAGTCGTTCCATCTTTTTCTTTTTTCTTTCCGAGATAAACGATTGTGCTAGCAGAATACTTGAGTCCACTGCCTCCCCCCATTTCTTTTGAAGGGTGATAAGCGCCGATGACTTCATAGGTGTGGTTGGTAACGATCATTGGTATATTAGCCTTGCCCATCTTCAATGTCAAGATGCGAAAACATGACTTAATCAATTGTGCTTTTGTCATGTCACGAACGTTCTTGTCGTCCGTGGCATCTTGAACTTCTTTGTTCGTGGCTAGCATACCCAAAGAGTCTAGCACAAACATGAGCGGTTTGCGTGTTTCTTTAGGTTGTTCCATGAATTTGTCGATGATGCGAACTGCTTGGGTTCGGAATTCTTCGATCGTATCCACAGGAAAAATTACCATACGATTAGAATCAATGCCACGACTCTCAATCATCTGCTTACTAATGGCAGACTCAGTTTCAAAATAAATGACTCCAGCGTCAGGATCAGTATCGAGAAAATGCTTAACGATACTAAGACAAAAGAAAGTCTTACCCGTGCCTGATTCTCCTGCCAGGGCAGTAATCTTATTGGAAGGAATACCTCCAAAAATAGAACCGCTAACGACGGCGTTAATAATATAACTGCCAGTATCAACGAAAGATTCAATGTCGCCAGCAGCAACCCCGTCACTAACAAGACTAGCATACTCATTCTTACTGTCCTTAATGACAGAATTTAGGAAACTCATAATTAGAAAAATGATAATAGGGAAATTTTCTTTTCATAGTCCCAGGAAATACATCCTAGAACTTTTTTAAGTGGTTCAAGAAAAGATTTCTCAAACTGGGTTTGATAATCAATATACTTATCTAGGTTAAATTCTTTAGGTATATCACTGAAGAAACTAATACAGTTTTCTTGTAGTGGGTTCGGAGTTTTTAAGTAAATGAATTTAATCTTTTCACCTTCTTGGATGATAGGATACTTATTAGTTATCTTATGTTTATTGATATGATAATTGTAGAGCAATGATCCACGTACATGAATAGGTGTTCCTTTCATGTAAATCTCATATGGAGATTTGTATTTTGTCATACCATTACATCCGCGAGGGAATGCTATGTTCACATAATCTTGTTTACGTGTGTCTGATTTTACATGCTCAATAAACTCAATGAGATCTTCATTAGTTTTCGTGAGAATAATTTCAAACGCATGATATAGTTTATCACGATAGTATTGAGGTGTGGAAGATCTAGCAGTTTCCATACCACAGATTTTCATCTTGGGTTCTTTGTATCTGACACCCTCACTATCCCATACATTAAGAACATAGCGTTTCTTGGCAGTCCAAAAACCACGGTTAGCAATGTTCTCTCGCTTCATGACCATCTTCTGGTCATATGCATTCATATATGTGGCGAGCTCTTGGTAAGAACTTTCAATAAACTTTTCAAATTCCACTTCACACACCTTGTCAAGGAACCCAACAATACTCTCATCAGTTTTCTCTCGGTTGGCGAATACAGTTTCAACCAAAGGACCCAGATTGAGATACATAGAGTCGGTATCACAAGCAATAACATAATCAACATTATTAGTTTTAAGAATTTTGTTTAGGTATGCATTGGTCTTATTACTAATCCATCGAATAGAAAGTTGACCAGACAAAGTAATTGCTTCAGCAATCTCTAATCGAAAGTATCGAAAGTGTTCATTACCAATGGCACCATAAGCAGAGTTGAGAGAAATCTTCTTTGCCATCTGGATGTTATTACATCTAGCAATTTCTTTCTTCAATGCTACTGTAGGATTTTTTTCGTATGCTTTCTTTGCCTCGATCATGCGCTTCTTATATACGACACGTGAGTCATACATCTTTTGCATCATCATGGGCAGGAAACCTTGCTCAGACTTGCTATACAAGGTCCCATTAGCAGCAAGACATTCTTCTATACCTGACGTGTCGATTGCTTTGTCAAGTAACTTGTCAACTGTTGCGGTTGGGTGTCTATTAGGCAATAACGTCTCTGGCGAGAGGTTGTATTGCATAATGAGGTGAGGGTATAGGGAGTTGAGGTCAAAAGATACAATCCAGTCATAAAATCCTGGATTAGGTTCTTTGACATATGCCCCAGCATACTTAGCATCTTTACGTGCCTCCTTCTTAGGTGGAATTGCAATCTTTCTTTTGTTTAGTTCGATGTAGATGTAGTTATCCCACATACGAACCTGCGAGAATATGTCTTCGTAGTTTACCTTAGCATCATATGCCATGGTGAAGGCAAGTTCTAGCAACTTCATCTTATCGTCTAGTTGATCTACCAGGCGAACGTCAATGATGTTGTACTCTACAAACTTCTGCCAGTCTTTAGTATAGAACTCTTTGAAGGTGTCGTACTCACTATGATCTAGTTTCTTTGTATCTAGTTCTACACTAGCAATATGATCTAGACGATAGGATGATTGATTTGTATACGTAAACTTACGATACAACTCAAGATAGTCAAGCGTTGCGATGCCTGAGATGTCGTATGCAATTTGCTTGCGACCTTTAATATAAATCTCTCGGCATAAAGTTGACTTCCATGGAGACAACATCTTTGCTTCACGCTCACCAAGCACACGTTCAATACGCTTACTAATGTACGTCATATCAAACAACTGGACATTCCATCCTGTAATTACATCAGGAAAGTTAGACACCCAGTAGTGTAGGAATGCCTTGAGCATACCATCTTCAGTTGAGAAATGCATGTAATCAACATCTTTATGACTGTTGTCAAATGCATAACGACCAAAGACTTGGATACGTCCAGTCTTACTATCTTTTAATGAGATAAGAAGAATCTCTTGGTCAGCAGTTTCGATGTCTGGGAAACCATTCTCAGCAGCAGTCTCAATGTCAAGAGTGAACACTCGAATGTGACTGGAGTCAAACTTGATTTCATCTTCAGGATATTCCTCAGAAATATACTGGTTCAGATATCTAGTTTGACCACAGATCTCAAAGTCTGGAATTTCTTTATGATCATCAACAAACTTTCTAGCATCACGAATTGTTCCCTGCTTAACAGGACGAACGTTGTCACCATCTAAGGTTTTCCAGCGTGAAGGTTGGGGTGTAGGAAGATACAGTGTAGGGTTGAAAGGAACTCTGTGACTGAATTGTATTCCGTTTTGATATCCACGAACGTGGATGTTATTACCTGCTTGTTGTACGCTGGTGTAAAACTTCATTCTGTTTCTTTGTCTTTCAGATCATAATAAAGGGACATGTACATAGCACTAGGTTCAGCAACAATGGTAAGGTTTTCTGAACGAACAACTAGTTCTCTATCCTCACTGAAGGGAGGAAAGGGCACTGCCCCATCCTCATTGACTTCGCATGGATATTTTAGCACACAATCGGGGTCACCCAACTCAGTTCCAGGAATTTCTTCAATTTCTGCCACGAGCCAGTGACCATCATACTTAACAAGTTTGATCATGATCCAACGCTTACATCTTCTGGAGCACCGTTGCCTTCAAATCCATTTACGACTGCATCGATGTCTGCCTGCTGTGCTGCGATGTTAGGGTTCTCTGCACCATCTGTCCACTCAGGAAGATCAGGAACGCCTTCAGGGGCGTCTGGGTTGCCTGTGATGGCATCAACCTTCTGGCGGTATGCTTCAGCAAGACCTTGATCGGGTTCACCCAAAGCAAGCACAGTGTCATAAGGCACTCGGAATTGGAAGTCAACCGAGTAAGGACACCACTTACTGAACTTAACTTGAAGGTCGCGAAGAGCACCTTCTTCAATCTCAATGAGTTCCAAGATGTATGGGTTGTTCATCATTAAGCAAATGCCTTTACGGTCATCGCCTTCACCCTCAAATACTTCTTGCAACTCAGTGATGACACGCTCGCCATTCTTGAAAACAATAATCTGTTCGGACATAATACTCCAACGTTTCTACTAGTATAGCATAAAATTACAAAGGGGGCAATGACCCCCTGTGACAGATATTTATTTGACTTCGTAAGTGGTTCGTCTCATGTGGTCTGGAATAATTTTTTCCAAACTAACCACCAGCATACCATCCTCAAATGTTACGTCCACAACTCTAACATCGTCACCGAGTTGCCAAGTGTTCGCAAATGATCTTCGCGAGACTCCTTTGTGTAAGTATTCTGTTTCAGTATCCTGTCTTGTAGTGTTACTGGTAACCTTGAGAATGTTTGATTCAGTAGATACTTCAATCTCCTCTCTTTTAAATCCTGCGAGAGCAATTTGAATTTCGTAATTACTGGCGTCATGTTTGATTAAGTTGTACGGGGGGTAGTTTTTGTTATGATTGGTCATCGAATCTAATCGATGAAACATATCATTCAAACCTACGGCATGCGGTAAATATAAGTCCCATGTATGTGTCATTGTTTGTCTCCTTGTATAAGCGAGAGGTGTAATGGACCCCGAAGGCATCCACTGGTATTTAATAAAGTCATAAAAAAACTGCTACAGTGAATACCGTAACAGTTTGTGTGGTGTTCCGACTTTTGTAGAGACCGCACGAAGGTCTCAAGTCTATTTATGCCTCAGGTTTTTTACGCCCAATGTTATACTTGGACTCTAGAATCCACTCGCCTTTATCTTTATAGGACAGAACTTTAATCTGATTTAGTGGGGCAACGTCTTCAATAAATTCTTTGTTACATACTGCAATCAGTCCCCAGTCGGATAGAAGTTGTGCAATACGATTACGACGTTGAATGTCATTCAATGACATGTTGGTATTCTTACCATCCAAGGCAAACAGTTCCTTGAAGTGTACAATATAATACTTTCCTTGCTTATGCAAAATATGGCAAGATTGATATAGTTTTCTATCTTTCCTAGATGCTACACCAATACGTGTTAATGTTTCGCGTACCTTTAAGAAATCGTCGGGTTCATTAAGAACAACCTCGACCATATCAGAAGGTTTCCAATCAATTATAATCTCAGTTGTCATCTCATACCGCCTTTATCTAATAATTTTTTGATCTGCTCAAGATCAGCATTAGTGAGGATTCTGAGAGCGGCAATAGCTTTACTATGGTTGTATCCATAATAACGTTTAACCAAATCAATATTCTCAACTGTATCTTTACGCAACCAAGGGGAGAATCTTTTCCTTGGCTTCAAACTATTTATGTAAAAGTCATATTGCAACTTATTGTCAAGATGACTATTCATGTTCATTTCATTTGAGTACAAAATACTATCAGTAAAAGATGACAAACATTTATTCACAATAAAAGGTGGGTATCCTTTTTCTGCTGCTGCATCATCCATCACTGATTGCTTGGATTGGTTGATGCTGTACAAGTAATCTTTTAATTCGTATTTCATATCCAGTCTGGTTTGCGGTGTGGTAGTCGTAGGTAGTTGTCAGATACCCAAGGTTTAGATGCTATGTACATTTTGTATGCTTCGATGGTAGAGATACTATCATCAAACTTATATTCATCTGGCATTGCACGAACAAAAGGAGTGTGATCATCCAATGATACATCAGGAATGATTTTGTCAGCAGCAAGTAAAGTCAGGAAGCAGGTATGTACTTTACCATATCGTGCTGCATACTCCCCGCATAGAGCAAAACCATGAGAGAGCAACCATCTAGAATTTGATACAGTCTCATTCGCCCACTTGGTACATGGGTGATTACGAAACGCTCCTTTCTCTGTAGCGTATGGGTTGCCGTCTGCCTTAGGCAGTGTGCCATAACCATGACCCCACTTGTCTGATGCAACGATAGAAAGCATCTGACAAGTCTCCAGAGGCATCTTGACGATGTGCTTATCGGGTAGGACATAAGCAGATTTCCATGGAGACTCATCGGTGACAAAGATATTCATAACAAATGCGATATAGAGATCACTAGTAGGAATGTAATCATGATAACTACATCCCATGATTTTGTCCTTATGAAGTAAGGAATTGAAATACTATCACCCAGCATCTGCAATAAGACACCAAATGTTGTATTCATATGCAGGATAATAAAGTAAGCAATGATCACAAGACCACTGCCTAATACTCTCATAGGGACAATCATATTAAAACTTAGTAGTTACACTAACAATCTTAGCAGTAGGATTTCTAGCAACAGCAGTTTGCTTTGCTTCTTCGTAGTTACGAGCAATGACCTGCTCCTTGAAGACGTTGCCTGCTACGTAGAGGGTGACTTCACATTTCATAGTTAGTAAGGACCAGTTCCTTGCGAGACGCTTGATCTGTATTATAACTCCCCACGCTCCTCATGGTGTAAGTGTGTGCAAATTCAGCAGCTGTCCACCCCTTCTTGAAACGGTCTCGGATCAGTTGCGACGAATTGTAACTAACAAGTTGATGAGAGATAAAGCGATCACAATCACCAGCAAACTGGTCATGGTCAAATCCTTTGTGCATGTCTCCACGCTTACCATATAAATTTGATCCGATTTCGTAAGGGGGATCGAGATAGACGAAGGTTGACTTGCTATCGCAAAATAATTCTTCATATGATAAGTTAGTAATTTTCCAAGATTGAATTAGTTCTGCATATCCAGGCAAGCGTTCAATACCTGCTACAGAAAAATTAGAATCACTTGCTTGTTTTGAAAAACTAGATGATTCAGTAAGACCAGAAAAACTACACTTATTGACAATGTAGAATGCTACAGCACGGTCTAGATCTCCAGTATCTTTACCAAGATGATCTTTAGAATCTAAGAACAAACCTCTAGCAGATTCTTGATCTGGATGCTTCTGCTTTAGTTGTAATAGAATTTGTGTAAGTTCATCTGGAGTATCTTGAACCACTCGCCAGAAGTTATACAGTGGTTCATACAAATCATTCACCCAGATATCTAAGTGTGGATATCGTTTACAAATTTCTAATGCCACAGAACCACCACCCAAGAATGGTTCTCGATAGTGAGTATATTCGGTGAGGTTAGGAATGTACTGAAACAACTTACTCAGGGCACGACTCTTCCCCCCAGGATATCTCAATGGTGTCTTCAGTGACTTCAAAGTTTTTGTCATGATATTTAAGGTACTCACGAAAGATGTGTTTCATTTCACGCTGCGTCATACCACAATGAGCAGCAGCATTAGGTAAATTCATTGTAGCATAAAAGAGAGCTTCGTTTGCTTCTTTTACGTTTTCAGGTGTCGTCTTCTTCATCTATTCTATCAAAACCTTCAATTTGATTTGCAGATACTTCATGCTCACCTGCAAGTAAATACCAGTGATGACCTGCACGTTCGCCAAGATACATCATCTCATCTTTAGGAAAGTTATGTTCACGCATTGCTGCTTGAATCTTGAGATGAACTAGTTCTTCTGTAGTAGGTACTTTCATTTAAATTCACAACTCATCATAATTTCAACAAGGCAAGCAAGTAAATTAATTTCTTGGTCAGCAACAAAAGCAATTTGATACTGGTACTTTCCTATCACCAAGACTGCTTCTGGAATGTATTTGGATTTAACATTACTATAGAGTGCGTCATAGATACGACGCATGACAATGTTAGGATCATTGTCAATGTTATCTACCACCCACTTACGAACAGTAGAGAATTCTTTATTTTTTAAAGCACTCATCAACTGATCTAGATTGACATCAGCAATATCACATAGGATATCAGTATCAATCTTACCAGTTACAGCATGGCGTTGTGCCTCATTAATCAAACGACGCCAGTCTGGATAGTAACGTTTGATTAGTTTAGCAATAACTTTATCTTCATACTCAACTTTGTTTTCGTCGAGAATGTTTTTTAGGCGACTAAAGAATTGCATCTGTAGATGCTGTTCTTGATCCTTATTGATTCGGAAATCAATAACAGTACAACGCGAGTGCAACGGTTCAATAATTTTATTGACAAAGTTGCAAGTAAAGATGAAACGACAGTTTCCATGAAACTCCTCTACAAACGTTCGTAGAGACAGTTGAACGTCATGAGTGGTGTTGTCTGCCTCATCGATAATGACCACCTTGTGGGGCGCTCCTGAGGTCAGTGAGACTGTTGTAGCAAACGTCTTGACTCGGTTGCGAACTGTGTCAAGGAAACGTCCTTCATCGGATCCATTGATGACGATATAGGAAGCACCAATCTCATCACAGACTGCTTTAGCAACCGTGGTCTTTCCGACACCAGCAGTACCAGAAAGGAGAAGATTAGGTATCTCCCCCTTCTCAACAAAACCTTGGAATGATTTTTTAATATTAGGAGGTAGAATGCAGTCGTCAATTTTCTTAGGACGATACTGCTCTACCCAAAGAAATTTCTTATCGCTCAAGGTTCAAGTGCAATGTAGTAGGTGAGATCTAGACTAGTGTGCTGCCATTCAGACACTAGATGTTTGGAGACTTTGACTTGGTAGTCTCCAGGAAGAAGTCTAATGTGATCGATCTTAACTGTCAAGTCATAGTTTCCTGTGGTCTCTCCCTTTACATCTTGCTCATAGTCATGACTGGTATCATTTTCTGAGTCAAGTAGTTTCAGACTGATCTTACCATCTTTAGAAGAAAACAGAAGATCTGTAAGACTATAGATAGCAGCTGCTTTCTGGAGACCTACTAGATCATCATAACTGATAGTAAACTCAATGTCACCACCAGGAAAATTAATATCTTTCTGAGGTGCAGACTTTAGAGTGATCTCTGGATCTGAGAAATAGTATCTAGCAGAGCGACCACGACCACGAATATTAACATAGTCAGTGTTGTTAAACTCTAGACTAGGATTTTGAAAAAGTGAAAGTCCTAGAAGAAATTGATTGAGATCATAGATCCCAAATGTTTCTGGGAAAGTTTCTTCGCAGGTGAACTGAGCAATAGCATTTTCACCAACGCTAATTGTCTTCAGTTGATTTCCTTCTCTAAAAAGAATTGAACTATTAATGGTTGCATAGTTCTTAAGAACTTGCATTGTATCATTGGAAAGAAATACTGTACTCATTGAGGATAGGGTTCAGTGTTAGCAGATTTATCGGAGAAGTGGAGAAGCAGCAATGCATAATGAAGGATCTTGATGATGTCGCGTCGGGCAGTACCTTTACGATCATATCGTGATGCATACTTCAAAATGTTACTGCGACAGAATGCTTCAGCATCTCCACATGCTTCGATCAAGTCTAACGTTTGAATGCTGTCATTACCAGCAGAATAGTGTTGTCCATAAGTTCCAGAAATGTAGTCACGTAGCTCCTTTAATAGAGCGTCTTCATTATATTTGGTCATGAGTTCCAAATGTACTTTATATTGTCATGATAGCACTCAAAGATGTTTCCGTCAATAGATTGCATCTTAAGTTTTAAACCACTGCCGCCAAGAATCTTAGCAGATTTAGATTCTCCATTCAAATGGAGAATAGCAATGTGTCCGATGTATCCATGGAATTTAGGCATCTTCGGACTCCTCGGTGTTGACATCAGCATCTAGTTTACCATAGAGATCAATGAATAAAGTTTTAGTTTCATCGTCAAAACGATTGGTACAAACTTTGAGTGCTTTCACACGATCGCCCCAAATAGAATAGGCACGAACGATATGGGATAGGCGACGGGTAGAAATTACCTCATCAATGCCACCGTCATTAAATGTTTTACGAATGACATCTGCCCAGTCTGCTAGTTTAGCACAGAATTCTGGATCTGTCACGCCAAGTGTAGCAGAAAGTTTCTCCAGAATTTTTGTTTCTACTTTGACAGTAGGGTAATCTTGTTCAAAGGTGAGAGCGAAGCGTTCCAGGAATGCCTCATTGAGAACGTTAGTTCCAATAAAACGACCGTCATCGCTGCCTTTACCTTTAGTATTTGCAGTTGCAATAACATTGAATCCATCCGTAGGTTCTACATACTTACCAATTTTCTTCAGGAACACACCCTTACCTTCAAGGATGGACTGGAGACAGAGGATTTTATTGCTAGCAAGGTCAACTTCATCGAGTAGCAAGATTGCTCCGCGTTCGAGTGCTTCAACGACAGGTCCGTTATGCCAAACAGTTGCCCCATCGACAAGACGGAAACCACCAATAAGATCGTCTTCATCAGTTTCAATAGTAATGTTTACTCGAATCAATTCTCTATTTAGAACGGCGCATGCTTGTTCAACAGACAAGGTTTTGCCGTTACCAGAAAGACCAGTAACGAATGTTGGGTAAAAGATTTTAGAAGCAATAATCTTTTTTACATCAGTAAAGTTACCGAACGGAACAAAGTTAAGATCTTTTTTTGGAATGAGGGAGAATTTTTCTTCAGGTGCTGAAGGAGCCTCATAAGTTTTTTCAAGTTTTTCTTGAACAGTCAGACTCCAAGTGCCATACCCAGACTTGTACTGCAACATGCGCTTGACTGCAGTGGGGTAAGAAACATTGAAATGTGTTGCGGCAGAACGAATTTGATCTGCCGTGATGTCACTACCATAAGTTTCAGAAAGATAAGAAACGATTTGGTCTGTAGTAAGTTCGGACTTCATCGGTGCCTTGTGTTGATGTAGTTATTATATACTAAAAAACCCCCCGTGAGGGAGGTCAGTGTGCAGTTCTAGAACTGGATCTCTAGTTTGTTTGACGATGGATCTGACTTGTAAGAAGTGACACCCATTGCTTTTAGTTCAGCAACAAAATTAATATCAGCAGCATACGGAGAAACAGTTGCTTGCTCCACTACTGGTTCCACAACTTGCTCCACTACTGGTTCTACTTCTGGCACATCACCTACAGAAGATTCTGTTTTAAAAAGCATGGGAAGTTTTGCTCTGTACTTGTTAAATACTTTGTCATCTTTATGGGAACAGAACCAATCAGAAATGTTATCCTGAATGCGCTTTTTAACTACACCTTGTTCTAGAGAATACATTTTGGTAATGCTCAAAAGGTAACCACCGTAGTCTCTCTGGACTAAATCAGTAACACCCATCAGTTTTACTGACTCATCATTTCTTCTCACTTGAGAATCCAAAGCTTCGGTAACAATTCTCATGTAGGTCTGCTTTTTTTTCTTTGTAGTTGAAAAGTCTTTGTTTGTTTCTTTGAGGATGTTAGAGATTGTGTTGCTCATTTTGAGGATGTCCGTGATTGGTATAATTATACAGTATATAGTCCGTAAAGTCAAGAAACGTGTTTAATGAACGAACTAAGGATTTTTTTGCTGGATTTTTTCTTGTTCAGCATCTTGTTCAATGCTGACTTAACTGCGACTTTAGATGCTCCAGGCGTGACATCCATTACGTTTTCATCGATCTCAATAGTTTTACATGAAATTACATAGAGGGAACTGAAGGCAATGGGGTCTGGGAGTATAGCGGATTTTTCTTTCTTCCATTGTTTTTGAACAAGATCAAACTTACCACCGCTACAGTAACTGTTATAGAAATTAGAAAGTCCACCAGATCCTATGTAACGAAACCCAAGGACATTGCAACCAGGGTTACGATCTTTGAGATTCTGAATAAGAACATTAGTATACTCCTGGTTCTTTTTGTAAACCATACCTGTAGTGGTGTCACGTAAGATCACATTATAACTATCGATACGTTTTGAACGAATCGTCTCAGTATCGTATGCCGTTTGATACATGCGAGCACCATAGGATGACATACATGCTTCACCATCAGTAAGGACGCAAAGATTTACCTTTTGGCATCCAGTCTGTTTTTTGAATTTAGAAACAACTGATGACATCACTACAATAGCTTCATTCAAAGGTGTTCCTGATAGTCCCATTCCAGGTGTGGGATTGTACGCACAGTAATAAAGCATGCCATACACTTCTCTAAAAATATTCTTACATTGAATATCATATTGTTTAGTGGAAGAACGAGACGAAATAATATTCATCAGTCTGAAGTAATCTTTGCTGACCGTCATAGTTCCTTCAGTAGGTTTCTCGTAGTCCACTGAATAGTTAACACAATTTATAGCACGTTCTGCTACGATCCATTCATTAGTAAAAGCATATACCTCAAATGGAATGCCAACTTTTTTACAGAAATTAGTAAGAAGAATTAGTTGCTTGATAGTAGCCAGCATTTCATGTGCCATAGACCCTGACCAATCAAGCAAGAAAAGCATACCATGATTCTTTCCCTCAGGTATGATAGTTACTTTCTTGAATAGATCTTCATTGTACATGTATGTGTGAAGGCGATCTGTTGCTAACACACCAGTGCGTGAGGTTTGTGCTCTGGCGTAAGAGTCTGCTGCTTTTTTACATTCAAATTCCTTTACCAAATAACTTACTTCTTTGGTAATAGAATTTTTAAATTCACGATACAAATTGTCTACATGGTCATAGTAGGTATCTGAATCTTCATCTTTATCAGCATTGGAAGCAATCCAATCGTGAATTACATTCCAATCAACAATATAGTTGGAAGGATCAACACGTGGAATATTAACATATACACTGGAACTAGAATAACCTTCGCTATTCAAGTCTGCAGTTGAGTCATCAAAGTTTTGTTGAGTATCTGAAGTATTGATGTCACCACCAGATGGGGAAGCATCATTCTCACTTTCTCTACGCTCTGCTTCTTCCAACATTTCTTCATGAGTCATCTTATCAGAACCTGTTTCATCACTCTTCATTTCTGATGTTGTTCCACCACCATCTCCACCAGACTGAGGAACATTTGCAAGACTCTCAAGTTCTTTCTGCTGTTCTTTAGCAAGTGCCCAAAGTTTTTCTGCTACAGCAACTGCTTGCTCAAACGTTTCAGTATCTTCAGTTTCGTCTACTAATACTTTTTCTTCTGGAGTAAATTCAATATCAATTGAATTGAAACCAATTTTAAAGTAGAGGTTAACACGATCAATTAATTTAAATGTATTGAGGTCTTCTCCATCAATTCCAAAGAAGTCGCTGTCATGTAGTTCGGCATATCCATTGTAAAAAGATTTACGTAATCCAGGATATCTACGCTTCATAAGTTTTTCAATACGTGCATCCTCAGTTACGTTTACATAATCTTTAGGGCAATCAAAACCTTTCCATACAGGAGTGTACAGAGCATGTCCAACTTCATGACCAACTAACAAGTCATACACTGTGCTGGATGCTTTGTCCCATTTAGGTAGTGTAAGGACACGACCATCAACATCAAAACTAGCAGTACTGACCTTGCGATGCTCTACAAGCAGGTTCTCAGTAGCAAGCAGTTTAGCAAGGTTGCCTTTGATTTCTTGATTTTGCATGGTGGCGTCCTGTCGATGAACATAGTATACACACAAAAAAAGGGACCGTTAGGTCCCTTAGTCCAGTTCCGAAACTGTCTCTCGGATCACAGAGAAGTTCTTGACTTTCTCTACGTTGAGTGTTCTTTCGTACTTGTCGTTCATACTTTCTTTATGGGAAATAACAAAGACTCTATTTGTATCATCAAAGTTTCGCAAGATCCATCCAAGATCAGATGATCCTGTTTGGTCAAGTGATCCATCAAAAATTTCATCCAGTATTAAAAGATTAGTATCAACACTGTTCTTCAATTTTGCAACTGATCTCCAAGTCAATAGAAGTGCGATATCAATTCTTGCTTTCTCACCTTCGCTAAATGATGCATAACAAAATTGATCTCTAAATCTAGACTTGATAGTTTCCTCAAAGTTTTCATCGAGAGTAAAGTTTACATAAAAGTCCATGCCTTGAAGATACTGATTAATCAGTTTATTCATTACAGGCAAATACTTTTTAATGATTCTACTCTTGATGCCATTATCTTTTAGGAGTTGAGAAGCAACACTAAGTGTGTCTTTATCTTTTTTAGATTCAGATAAGTTAGATGAAAGTTCTTTCTTCTCATTTACCTGCGACTGCAACTTAGAGTATGCTTCTTTCTTGTCCCCGCCACCAGACTCTAGTTCTTTGATCTCTCGCTCAACTTCACTAATTGATTTGTGAATTTGATTAATTGAAAAATTAAATTGAGAGATCTTATTATTGTTATTGGTAATTTGTGTAGAAGATTCATTCCATTTATTGAAACGAACTTCCTCCTCACCAATAGCAGCAAGGATTTCATTATATCCTAGAGTCAACTCATCTAGTTTATTCTTTCCAGATGAGATCTTATCTTCACGAAATTGCTCAGAAAGTTCTTGAGTACATGTAGGACATACATGATTGTCTTCAAAAAATTTATGTTCTTTTTTACATGTACTTAATTTAGAACTCAACTTAATAAGATAAGTGTTAAGTTGTTTAAGTTTTCCTGAAGATTTTGAAAACTTTTCTATATCTTTGTTAAGTTCTTCATTTAAAAGATTAAACTGTTCAATTGAAAGATGACTTTTATTTTCATCTTCCAAAAGATCTTGAATCTTTTCTTGTTTCTTTACAATGTCTGCCTTGTTTTTATTATCAAGGTCAAGAAGATAAGACTTTTGGATCTCAATCTTTTCTTTTAGAATGTCTAATTGGTAATCAAATTCTCTAAGTTCATTATTGTTCTCACGAATTTTATCCTTTAGTAGGACATTCATTGTAGAGAAGATTTGGATATCCAAAATATCTTCAATAATTTCACGGCGTTGAACAACAGGTAAACGCATGAATGGAACGAACGTTGATGAACCTAATACAACAATTTGAGTGAATGATTTATAGTTCATCTTAAGCACGTTCTGCTCAAGGTTTTTTTGTTGATCTACTACTGTGCTCTCTTGATTCCATACTTGATCATTGCAATAGATTTCAAAGATGTTTGGTTTGATACCTCGCACTACTTTAAAATTATTTCTACCGATACTAAATTCAATCTCAGTTAAACAATCTTTTTCGTTAATGCTATTGACTAGCATCGGTTTATTAATCTTTCGGAATGGTTTTCCAAACAAAGAAAATGTTAGGGCATCCAAGATAGTAGACTTTCCTGCTCCATTTTCACCTACAATTAAATTTGTCTTGTTAGAGGCAATATCAACTTCGGTGAAATTGTTCCCCGTAGAGAGGAAATTCTTCCATCGAATCTTTTTAAAGATGATCATAGAACTACATTATCTGGCGGTATGAGCAGGTCGTCTGGGGTTATTATAGCATACTTTTGCTCTCTGTCAGTGCATGCATCAACAAATATATTTTTTTCTATCTCCACAATGTTGAGAGGAACATCAGATTCAGTTTGATCTGCGAGCATATAGAAATATCTTCTTGCGTCATCTTCTTGCTCGAAGACAGGAATGATTTGCTCACCTGCTTCATCAAGCAATGAGAATACTCCTGTCGAATCTACCTGAAGTGTCAGAATATACATTAGGAAACTTCGCAGCTTTCAATATATAGAGATTTCATAAGGTTCTTCAAGTCTGATTTGTTTACGGTCATTTCCACCTCATCAATATATTCCGCAAGCAAAGTCATAGTATCTTTGACTTCTAAGTTGTCATCAATTTCAGAAAGATCATCTTCAATTAATGTTTCCACAATTTTTAAATCATGAATACCAGAATCTTGTAGGCGATCAATTACCGTATCAAACATATGGTAATCTGTTTTTTCTTCGACAACTAATTTGATATATTTGTTTGAGTATTGACTGGTGTCAAATTTAGTGTAATCGTTTTTGATGTCGTTATAAAATATCTTATCAAATATTTCATATGGATTTTTAACCATACGACATTTGTTTGAACTAGGTTCGTATAGATGAAACCCACGAACATCTTTATAATCATTCCAGAACATCTGGTAGGGGTTACCTAGGTATGTGATATTACCCTTAGTTGATTTGTGATGAAAGTGTCCTGAAAATACTTGCTTAAACTTTTTAAAAATTTGAGGATCCATACCATGATCCATTTTCATTCCAGGGGTTACTTCAAACCCTGTGAGTTCAAGATGTCCCATGACGATCTTGGCATTTGTATTTTGTAGGTGGGATAAAGTTTCTGTTTGGTTTTCTCTATTGATCCAAGGGACAAAACATACTGGCGTACCCTCAATAGTAACAGTATCAATCTCAGAATAGATTTGTATATTATCATACTCATTCAACAAAAGTTCAGGTGAGTTAATCTTATTGGTATTCTTGTAGTATACACAATGATTACCAAGAATCATATGCACCTTAATGCCCATGTCTTGTAGACGATCAAAGTAATTTGACTTAACTCTACCCCAAGTATTGTAATCAATTGATTTGCGATTATCAAATGTATCGCCTAGATCAATAATTTCTTTAATTTTTTTCTTTTCTAGCGTGGGAAAGAATACATCATCATAAAATTTTTGAAAGTATTCCCAGAATGCTAGTGATCCTTTACGTCCATCTAGATGTTGATCAGTAATTAAAGCAACCGTCACAGTTTAACACCCATAGCAGCAGAGGTAACGAAGGTGTAATCATCAAGCGTACCGTCTTGCAAACACTTGAGATGCCATCTAGTCATGGTAATGATTCCTTCCTCGGTAGCTCCAGTAAGAAAGTTAGCACCAAGAGGTTCTTTCAATACACTGGTATAGAGACCGAACATAGTTTTCTTGACATAGAAAGCATCGTCGATCCAAACTACATCTTCAGGAATATTTTTTTCGATAGTAAAATTAGATCCTAGACTAGTCGCTAGCGTTGTCTTTTTCTTTTCCATTTTTATAAAATCCAAAAGGTCCCACTTTGTTGGTTGCTCGTTCTTTCATTACGGAACCTGATAGTGCTTCCATAACTTTCAATACATCTTCTGCCTTAGGTGCTGGACCCAAACGATCTACCACGTAATTATACTTGGCAAAGAATTCATCCGAGACTAGTTTGTAGTCTTCGACTGTAATTGGTTCTTTCATCGGTTCATTCTTGTCTCAATGTTTTCTTTGATACTACCCATGTCTGAGTAAGACATATTCATTCCTGCCATGTCACCATCATATTTTTCTGTATACATGACTTCTTGGTGACCAGATCTTTCTAGAATCTTACCTTTGATTTCTAGTTGCTTCTTCTCTTTCTGGATGCGTCTCAGGAAAGCATAGTAAATGATCTGAGTGAAGTAAGCAAATGGATTGGAACTTTTTTCTGGATCAAAATTATCAATATACTGCAGACAGTTTTCAATACCATCACAGATCATGTCCTCACGGAACATGTAGTTGACAAAATTTGGTTTATATGACAAGTGTGTAGCGATCTTCAGAAAACATTCGCCAATATAATTTGGTACTCTAGGTTTAGCAGTACCTTTTTCTTTGGCAATAAAAACTTTCTGACGATAATCTACAATCGCAGCAAGAAACTCTTTGTTGTTTACATAGTATTCTTTATTTTTGGTTCTTGTCATATTGATTGTATGTCCTTTGATTAGTATACACTATACGACTCTGTTTGTCAAGGCTTGACAAAACCTCAGAAACCCAGTACAATAACTCTGTAAGGGTTCAAAGGTTATAGTATCTATTAGCTTCTTTTAAATAAAGACTCTAGAGACTTCTTCATATCTTCTACTGAACCAACGTATCCGTTGTTCTTGAGTTTCCTTGGTTTGACTGAGATGTCATCTGATCCTAGATAGTCACCAGACTCAGTGTTACTAACATAAAAATCTTTAATACGTTCATCTACTTCAGTAAGTGTGATGATCTGCTCCATACGAATAATAAAGATATCTTCATATGTTGCTTTCATCCATTCTTTTAAAATGAACCCATCAACTTTCTTACCATATTTTTTAGAGATGTGACTTTCAACTAGTAAAGGTTTCTCGATCAGTAAAGAATCTTCTTCTCTAAGGTAACAAACCTTAGCGATAATTTCTTCACCTGACTTTAACTTTATTGTTGAGTAAAATTCTTCTTCCATTAGCGCAAATTAATTTTAATTTTTTCATATTTAAAGTTTTCTTCCTGATAGATCTTAACTCTCTCTGCGAGATGTCTTAATGTATAGTTAGATCTTGTATTGGATGAGATATCATCAGCGATATCATAAAGCGTAGCAATGTCTTTATCATCACCCTTTCTCAGTACACGTCCAATTGATTGGAGGTTACGAACACGTGATTTACTAGGTGAGGCAAAGATAATGTTGTGTAATCGTTTAATATTAATACCTGTACTAAACGTACCATATGAAGCAATAATTACAGCGTTGTGTTCTTGTTCTGCAATTCTCCTGACTTCCTCACGGTCATCTACATCAACTGAACCGTGAACGAAAAAGACCTTTCGGTTTTCTTCTACTGTATTATTTATCATTTCATACAATGGTTCCCCATGCTTTTCCACATAGTTAAAAAGAACTAGAGTATTACCATCAATATCACTAACTAGATTTTTGATGAGGTTGTTTCTTTTTTTACATGTAACAAGGTACTCCATTTCAGAATGGTAGTCTTCAAAATATTGATACTCATGTTTACAGATTAGAATTTTAATTCTAAAATTAGAAAGGTATCCTTTCTTGATTAGGTCATCTGTCTTGGTGACTTTCTCACACGCCCCGAAGAGACCTTCTAACACCCACTTGTGAGTCTTGCTACCATCTAATGTACCTGTGAACCCAAAGCGATACTTAGCGTTGTGTAACTTGGTCATGATGCCTGTCAGACTCTTTGACTTAAATAGATGTGCTTCATCACCGATAACACAGTCAATGTCATCGAAGTATCTTTTGGGAAATTTATAGATTGATTGCCAGGTAGAAATGACAACTGGTTTATCAGTATTCTTATCTTTGCCTGAATAAATGGTGTGACAATAATCTTCAGCGTTCCATCCATAGTCTTTAAAATCTTTTACCATCTGTTCTACTAGAGATGTAGTAGGAACAATCAATAGTATTTTTTTACCTGTCGCGACATAGTATCTAACAATACTATAGATCATTAATGATTTGCCTGAACCAGTAGGTGATAAGAATAAACCCCTATTGTCCTTCAGTGCCTTGTAGACCGTCATGTACTGGTAGTCTCTGGGTTTGTACTTACATATGGTCTTCATGTACGCTGCAACGCCTGCAGGGGACACTAGAGCATTTGATTCTTCTACATCACCATACCATTCATTTTTTTCAAATAAAATAGAGTACTTCCTTTCTGCTGCCCAAACTTTTAAATGCTTTATAAGACCGACATATAATTCTCCAGTGCCAGGAGAATACAAATGAATCATTCCATCCCAATATCTAAACCTCGGTTGACTTTTTAAAAACTTTGCTTCTGGTAATTCAAATGAGAAGTAATCCGACAACTCATGATGAACATGAGGTTCCGCAACGATAATGGCGTAAACCTCATTCTTCTTTTTAATAACAATGTCTGACATTAGTTTCCATTAATAAACTTTTCCCATTCAATTGCATTCTTTACATGAAAATTTCTTTGAGAAATCATCTTAAGAACATGTTCGAGGAAAAATAAGATTTGATCTATGTATCTAATTTTTGCTTCTACGTTAATGAGGTCATCATCTGATTCAATGTACACTCTCATTTTATCAGCAGTTTTTATATGACTCCCGAAAGGTTTCTCTGCATATGTTTTAGCATCTGCTTCACCACCATAGTACTCACGTTTCTCTCGGAGTAATTTGCGTGACTCAAATTCTAATGAAGTTTTGATTTGCGAAAGATCGCTGTAGTAATTTAAATATTTGTTATGTTGAAAAGGAATCTCCATAGAGATTTTTCCTAGATCAGTTACATACTGTTTGTTTTTAAACTCATGTTCTACGTAACTATCTTCTGCCCATTGTTCTTTAATTTTTTCAAATTTATGATGTAGTTTTTCAAAATTCATTTAAAGTTTTTGTCTCGGATAGTAAAGTTAGTATACTTAAAAATTACTTGTGCTGTGAAATAATCTTGATCAGTTTGCGTAGCATCAAATGTCATCCCAGTTAAGTTGACAGGCATCAATCTTTCAAAATCAATAATGTGATTGATGTTGAAGTTAGAAGTAGTGACATGAAGTTGTCCTGCCGAAAATTCTACTTCATCGCTAGAGTGACCTTCTGCTCCACCATTTTTTCTAATCCAATTATGAATGGATTTGTAATTAACCATCTCCTCATCAATAATAAATTGAAGGTTAAAATCTCCATAGGTTACTCCACCACCAGGTGTTACAGGAAAAGATCTAAACCTTGTAGGTACTTCTGTAACAGGCATATTAATCTCTGGGAGATTTATCGACTGACAGAAAAAATCCACCCCCTCAAACAATTCCAATTTAAGTTGGAATCCTAGAGGAGATAGATAGTTGCGGTTTACAGGTTGTTCTTTATACCAATTAGCAGGCATAGTATGTCAGCATCCCAAGCAATACTATTTATAGTACGTGGTCAGTCCATTCTTT